TGACAAAATAGGAAACCTCTCTGACCCAGAAATTGTTGGAGAATTTGTTATAAGATCTCCAGAGGTAGCAAAAGAAAAATATCGAGACATTAAACTAAGCCGATTGACCCAAGGAAAGAATTCCTTTAGTATTAATGCTAAGTATATACAAAGTCAAGATACAGCAGAAAGCCTAATGGACTGGCTGTCCGAAAAAATCATGAAACCAAGAAAGTCTGTTGGGGTAGAAGTCTTTGGTCTTCCCATACTTCAGCTTGGAGACATTGTCCAGGTTGAATACAAAAACGAAAACGGTATTGAAGAAATTTCTCCAGAGGCATCAAGGTTCGTAGTTTACTATATGGATTACGACAGAAAAGAAGACGGCCCCACCATGAATGTTTATTTAAGTGAGGTTATATAGTGGCTGATGAGGTAAGTGCAACACCAGATATTCCAGACATTCAGTCTACACAAGATGGCTCTTCTAATCAAGCAATAAAAATAGCCACCCCAGATCTAATATTGTTTAACGAAGACGCCATCCCTGTCGAGGTAATGGCAGACCTATTGTTTGAGGATATCGGGGGGCAAGAGATAATTTCTATTGCTCGTAATGACATAGTAAACGGACAAGAAGTTTCCTACAGCCTTGTTGGCAATCTTAACGGTTTAGGGCGTAGATATAACTCAAAGAATATTTTTAGTTTACCCGACACAATAGAAAAATATTTTAGCAACTTTTCTATAAGGTTTGATGTACACGTTCCAGAAGAGGGGACTGGTCCAGAAGGACAAAGGGTTTACATTGTACAGGAGTCTACTCCCACCTCCGTTAGAGGAGATTTAGTTATCGATGTTGTAAATATGGAGACAAACGAAAGGGTAGACATCGAAGTTCTTAGAAGCGGCACCCCTCTGAGTGATACAATATATACGGAGGAATCTTGATTACTAATACCGGAAGAACAATTTTGGCCAAATATTTGATTGGTCAGGCACCAGCTTATGCCTCGCATATTGCGTTGGGAGTAGGGGCTACCCCCCTAGACAGTGCAGACCCATTTGGAGATTACTCTACAAAAAGAAACTTAGATTTCGAAGTTCTCAGAATACCCATTAGCTCTAGAGGATACGTCTATGACGAGGCTGGAGTTGCCAACATTGTTTTTGCCGGAGAGCTTCCAGGAGATCAGCGATACCTTTTTAGTGAAATCGGTATATTTTCTGCAAAGTCTAATCCTGCGGCAGGTGCAGAAGACAGCAAGATGCTTTATACATTTTCTGCTTCTGAGAACTGGGAGTACCACAACAGAGCCTCTGCCACAAGTATACCAACAGTGGTTGAACCGCTGAATGGTGAGCTAGAAGGCAGTATTATCGACCCACTAGATGGGGACAGCCTGCCTATTCCAGTTTTTAGGACAAACTCTAACAATGTAATCTTTAATAGTGATCCAAGAATTAATAGGTATGAGCTTCCTAGGTTTCTAGATAGAGCACTTCTTATTTCTGGAGACATGTCTTACATAGAAGAGTACGACGGAATTCTTTCTATCAAAGAGTCCACCCCCTCGGAATATTATGGTACACACCTGCACTTGACCGGTATTACCAACAACTTTAACCGCAACTCTTCTTCGGATCAACTGCGTCTAGCTTTTTCTGTTTTAGACAAGGATTCTTCTCAATCAGGAACAAGCGCCGGTAGGGTTGGTGGAGTTCGGATAATTCTAGAGTTTGCTTCTAGCGATGCCCTAGACCCTCAAAACTTTGCAAGGCTTGAGGTTGACCTAGACCCATCCGATGTTGATTTTGTTACAAACCGATACATTGTTGTTACAAAAACCTTGGGGGAGCTTGTGAAGAGCAACACCTTTACTTGGAATACAATTAATGTTATTAAGATTTATGCAATGGTATATGATGCTACAGGCAGCGGGACACCCTCTGATGATTTTTATATTGCCCTAGACGGTCTTAGGTTGGAAAACGTTACCGCACAAAACCCGCTTTATGGAATGACGGGGTATACCGTAATTAAAACCGAAAATGGTCAAACAATTACAAAAGAAGCCAACACCTCAAATCTTGTAGAGTTTAGATATGGCTTGGATGTAGCATAATGCCAAGGGGACAGCAAAAGGTTAGGACACCCAGAACAGATCTTCCAGAGGTGTCCAAGCTTTCTGATGGAAGCTATGGATATATTGTTAGATATAGGATTATATCCGAAGACCAAAACCGATTTTCCCACTGGAGCCCAATTAGAGAATTGACAATGCCACCAGTAATACCGGTAGACGGTGATGTTGTTGTCAATGGAAGTATTGTTCAGGTGGTGTGGGGAGATGAGGAAGATCGTCCTAACTATGACGTTTTTGTAAAATTTGATGATGGAGAATATACATATCACGGAACCACCCCAACACACCAATATTCTCTGCTAGCACCGTATGATTCTCTGACGGTTAAGGTTGCTATACAGGTTTCTAGCACAGAAAAAGAGCGGGCAGAATTTTTAACAATATTTGAAAGTATAGAGACAGACCTGGTATAATTGGGTCTAGGAGAAAAATGTCAAAAATACCATTGCCAGAACGAGGCCAGCCTCTAGATCTTTCGTATATCTATCAGTTGGCCAATACGATTAATGAGTTAGCTACCCAGCTGTCTCCCACTACGGGAAGATATACTTCAATCGACACGGCTTCCGCTGGGAATCAAAGCGTAAGAACCTCCGACGCTAGAATCGTTGGCGGTTATGTTACTGTAACCAACAACTCGACAACAAGTCCAGATGGAGAGGGTAGCTTTAGCTATAACTTCAGTGATTTTAAGTATGCCCCAGTTGTTACAGCCACCCCGCTACTGATTGACGAAAGCTCTACAGAATCAGGTAAGAACATTGCCGTAGTTTTGACCAAGGTTTCAAATAACAGGGTAGAGGGAATTGTAAAGTTTAACACAATTGGTGTTGCATCTGTAGGAATTAATTTATTAATGGTTGGCATCCCCGTCTAGGAGAGAGATGGATCGAGAGGCGTATAACAGCGCTCCAGTTATTACTGGAAGTAAAAGGGTTTGGTTTTTAAATAATTGTCTTGTTAGGAAGTATCATTTTAACAAGTCTAACGGAATCATGTCCGTGTTTAATATAACAAATGATCAAATTGAAAGCTGTTTGATTTCTGACTTTAAAAGAAATAGAGAAAGAGCCTTTAGTGTTAAAGAGACGGCAGAGCTTGTTTGCAGGCATCAAAAACACTTGTACAGGTTGATTCATCAAGGTCTAATTCCTCCCCCCGTTGGGGCTACCAAGGGCGGGGAGAGGGCCTGGAGAGTCAGGGCATACTATTCAGAAACAATGGTTAAGGAAATTCGTGATATCCTTGCTAAGCAGCATATGGGTAGACCAAGAAAAGACGGCTTGATCACCAATGATTCAACTCCTACCGTTCAGGAGTTGACAAGACGTATGGGGGATGGTATCCTGACTTATACGAGAACAGAAGACGGTAACTTTGTACCAATTTGGACAGAGTCTATTTAGAAGGGTATGAGATGGAAAACAGCAGTGCTAAGGTAAGCGTTGCATTGGGCTATACGCTCAATCTAGGAAACTTTCAATCATTGCGTATTGATCTGGGCGTAGAAGACTCAGAGCGCGATGGAGAAAACATTGGCCAGGCCTTTGACAGGGTTTATGCTTTTGTAGAGCAGCAGCTCACAGAAAAGGTTAAAGAAGCATCGGCAGAAGTTAGTCAATAATGGCTGACCGCAAAGACCGAATGGCTTTGCTCAGCAGATATGCGAAACTTTATACATTTAGGTATAATACAAAGCCGACACACAACATTAACAAAGAGCAATGGGCAGCAGACTCTTTGATAGAGTCTTACAGTCTGCCAGATTGTTATGACCTTTTAGAGTACTACTTTGATGTAGCACACGCCCCTAGCTGGGGGTACTTTGCTAATTATGCAGAGAAGATATTGCAAGCAAAAGAACAGTTTGAAGAAGACCAAAAAGAGAGAGCAGAGAGACGTAAAATGGCAAAGGAATGGCTAAATGGATAGCGCCGAAGCAAAGGTACTTTCTGCGGTATTAAAAGATAAGCAGATTCACGTATTACTGCAAGCCAGCGCAGACAACCTAATGTCAACGCACGGAGACATTTGGGAATTTATCAGAAAGTATACAGAGAGCAATAGCGAGCTTCCTCCCGTAAACCTGGTTCAACAAAAGTTTCCAGACTTCCACCTCGTAGAGGATGTCGGAGCAACTCGACACCATCTTGAAGAGCTGCAGTCAGAGTATCTAAGCACTACTCTTAAAGAGATTATTCGCACAGCTGCATCTGAGATCCAAGACGGACAAAGCGGCGGGGCACTAGAAGAAATTATCACCAAGACTTCAGAGCTTAAAAAGAATACCTCTGTAATTAAAGACATTGATGCAACAGATCTTGAAGATGCCATCGCATACTTTCATAATGTACAAAAACAAAAAGAGCTTGGCATCTTTGGGATTAAGACAGGTTTGCCTGGGTTTGACAACTATCTTCCTGCTGGAATTATGCCAGGACAGCTAGGGGTATTTCTTGCATATCCTGGTATTGGAAAGTCTTGGCTATCTCTTTACTTTGCTGTACAGGCATGGAAGCAGGGCAAGTCACCCCTCGTAATTAGTCTTGAGATGTCGGAGACAGAAGTTCGTAATCGAGTTTTTACTATTATGGGCGAGGGGCTTTGGTCACACCGTAAGATAAGTAACGGAGAGATGGACCTAGACGATCTTAAGAAATGGCATCAGGGTCACATCAAAGACAAGCCTCCGTTTAGGATTGTGTCTAATGATACGGGTGGAGACATTACCCCCTCTGTTTTGAGGGGCAAGATGGACCAGTACAAGCCAGACTTCGTAATCGTTGACTACTTGCAACTAATGAGTCCTAATCAAAAGTCTGACAATGAGACTGTTAGAATGAAGAATTTGTCTCGTGAACTAAAACTAATGGCAATTTCAGAGGAAGTTCCTATCATTGCTATCTCTTCCGCAACGCCAGATGACGTTACAAAGCTAGAGACTGTCCCAACCCTAGGCCAGACCGCTTGGTCCCGCCAAATAGCTTACGATGCCGATTGGGTCATGGCTTTGGGTAGGGCAAGCAACAGCGATGTTATGGAGTGTGTCTTTAGAAAGAATCGACACGGATTTATGGGGGAGTTCATGCTGCAGGTTGATTTTGATAAAGGTTGGTACAAATACAAGGATATAGAGGATTTAGTTTAAACTAGCTTATATAATGGTGGTATGACAAACGTACATCATAAGCCACTAAAAAGGTTCGGGCTAGAAGGAACTATATATGACGACTCTGCTATTTGGAGATTAAAAATAGAATACATGAGACTGATAATCTCAGAAATGCGTTTGTCTGGTTATGTTCCTCGAATTGACATTGCGCCAGACTTTACTATGGGCTATAATGAGAAATCACAAAGCTTTAATTTTAAATTATCCCTATACGGGATCTATGTGGGAAAGAGAAAGAGCGAATGGATATTCGGGGTAGACGAAACAAGGGTCATACCTATACAGCAGAACAAGTTAGAAGAGTACTTGCGGGAAGCGGCATAGACGTAGAGTCTGAAGTAGACACAGACTTCCTGATCTTTTGTCCATTCCACGCAAATTTCAGAACTCCCGCTGGTGAAGTTGACAAGGTAAGAGGCACCTTCTTTTGTTTTTCCTGTCACCACGTTTCTAGTCTTGTAGAGCTTGTCATGCACCAGACCAGAAAGACTTACTTCGAGTCTATTAGATTTGTTAAGTCTATGGAAATTGAAAGCGACCTGCAAGAAGAAGTTGCACAAAG